ATAAGTTATATGAATAATTTCAATATGGAAACCGAGGTTGATCAATATGCTTACCAATTTCAAGAAATTTCGTTCTGCCAAACTAAGCCGATACGAGTACAAAAAGAAGGACAGATTGTATGGTATATGGCTAAAGAATGGCAAAGGACTATTTCAAGAATAGCTGTTTGCGATTCGCAATATGAAAAATGTATTGATAGATTTTTATCAGGAATATCACTGTGTGAACTAGCTGTTAGTAGTGGTGTACCAATACTACAAACTTTCGCTACCAAGATGTTGGACTTGTCAAATTATGCAAGACCAATAGCTTCGGTAGACAGGATGCCGGCCGCAAAGAGCGGAAATCTAATAGAGCCCAAAGATATTCTAGATATCACTAGGGCTGATTTTGAAATTGCTTTTGGGATAACACCCTTACAACAATTGAGAATAGAGAGTACGCTGGCCGGCAATCTAACAAACACCCCAGTTTGTAGCGATTATTTAAAGAAATATAAAAACTTCACCAAAATTAACCAAAATGAGTAAATTACCTCAAGCTAGAACAAGAGCAACCGTTGATAGGATGTTAGCAAAACCAGTAACTCCAAGAACAACGGACATGTTCTCATCACCTTATTTATCGTGCAAGTACGATGCATTTAACAGCATGTCTGGAATGCAAGGTGCTTTGCCCGATGGCAGAGGCAAAAATATCATAGTTAGGGATTTTAAATCTACCTATGACATTTCTGCCGCTGGACCAATGTTCCTTAGAATATCACCAACTTTCCCTACACCACTTAGAGTTTGGCATCAATCACCAGGCACTACAATAAATGGCACATCAGTACCCTCTTGGGGTGCGGTTACAGCCACTACAGGACAATGGTTTGGAAGTGGACAATTAGACCAATATGTTGTCAACACTGCCGTTGTTTCGCCTTATACCATTGCGGCAAGTGCCAGAATAATAAACGTGGCTTATCGCTTAGTTTATACAGGCACAGCCGCATCAGCATCCGGAGTCTTATTAGTTGATGCAGTACCAGAAAAAGTAGACATTCACGCACCGAGTAATCCGTTGGCCATCACGTTTTACGACAGTGCGAATACAGCAACGGCAGCTGCTGCGAATGCTGCTGAAATTGTTACGATTGAAACTACCACAGTCGCGCAATTGAGTGGAGCTGCACCAAAAGACCAATATATAACACGACCAGAAGCTGGAGTTCACGGTATTTTAAAATCAAGAGTTCCTGCCAACAATAGGGAATATAAACCCTATTTTGACAAGGGGCAATTGCCACTAAGCGACGGAACAACTATTAACCTTGCATCAGCACCATTGAAATTAGCAGCTGGACAAGCTTATGGTCCCAATGTCTGGGACGATCAACTTGAGGCTGTTAGTATTCAGATCACCAAAGCTGGAGACTACAGATTAGAAATTTTGCTGTGTATGGAAAATGAGATGATGTCATCATCGCCACTCATAGATCTCGCCTATTCATCACCAAAACCTAACCATGTAGCCTTGGCACTAGATGATCAACACAGTGCTGGTACCGTTATTGTCAAGCCACTAGGCCAACCTTTAGTTAACACTATAGGAGGGAGGAATTCCACACGCCCAAGTAAGCCCAATAACGCCGTTACACCAAGCGCTAACAACAAACCAAAGTCAAAGCCAAAACGTAGAAAACGCAGAAACAGGCAACCTAGATCTAGCGGATTTAGAAGGTAAAATAGTTAACGACTATTTAAAAGTCATAGAAGCGAATCCTGGTAAGTACTCCGACCCAGATGGAGTATTTGCCAACGATTTGAGACAAGACTTTAAAGAAGCACAAGAATCAAACTTTCTTTTAGACACCAATGCCAATAATAATGCGATATTTACCGCACTCAACGTGCTGCAAAACGACTCAAATCTACAACCAATGGAAACATTTTTAGATGTCGCAGCAGCAAATAGAGATGCAGCCCAAGTCGGAAGAATTCTTTTCAAAACTGTTGGGTCTAGAGTCATGCGAATACTGCATGACAAAATTGATCCAATACCAGATGACGAAGAATACAAGTACGTTAGGGAGGCACGCGATAAATACTACAACTTGATAACCAACTCTTAATTATATATATAATACGCTATCGAAGGAAAACGATTATAACGGCCACGAAGCCGGGCTATAAGCTAACCAAAAATATAACTTTTGACTACCTACTAGTCAACTGGCATCCAAGTATGTAAACAGTGAGCAACCGCAGGTTGGGGAACCGTAAGTCGCTTATGCTACGCAGAGCCGCAAGCGAGACTTGGATACCATATATATGAAGACTGGAATAATACACGCAATGTGGGGCTCCAGCGTACGACTTGAC